AACGTATCTTATCTATCTCCAGTTTATCAAGCGGATAGAAGAAAATCGGAGTACGCATGGGAATCATTTTCTGTAAATTACACTCCTGGATTATTGTTATTATTTCCATCTTATGTTTTCCACTCAGTTCCAGTGAATAAAAGCAAAACAGCAAGAAAGAGTATTGCTTTCAACGTAATGCCTACCGGAAAAATTGGAGATGTAAACAGTTTAACAGAATTATTATTTAAAAAAGTTATATAAATGAGCAGCACAATAAGTTACGTTCCGACAACAACGGACAAAAGTATTTTAGAGTTTAAATCTGAAACCTCTTCTGAAAAAAACATAATATGGATTGTAGAAGGCGGATTGGGAAAAAACATAGCCGCAACTGCTCTATGTCAATCAGTAAAAGAAGCGTATCCAGACAGAAGACTAATCATGGTAGTTTCTTACCCTGAAGTGTTCTTAAATAATCCTTTTATTGATAGAGTTTATTTTTCAGGCAATAGACCATATTTTTACGAAGATTATATCAAAGACAAAGATGTACTAATCTTCAAACACGAACCTTACCACCAAACTGATCATATTCTTAGAAAGAAACACTTAATTGAAAATTGGTGTGATTTGTTAAATATAAAATATACAGGTCAAGTTCCTCAAGTGTATGTTAATATGGCACAACAAATGACTCACAGCATTTGGTTAAGAGACAAACCTACAATGGTTTTGCAAACTAACGGAGGACCATTAACTGGCCAAAAATACGGATATAGTTGGTGCAGAGATATTCCATTCGAAATTGGTCAAGCAATCGTAGACAAATACAAAGACCAATATCATATTTTCCAAGTTACAAGACCTGATTCTCAGAAATTAAACGGAACAGAAGTAATAGATCAGCCAATGAATAATATGGAATTGTTTGCCATACTAATCAACGCAGAAAAGAGAGTGTTAATAGATTCAAGTCTTCAACACGCTGCAGCAGCATTTAATTTACCGTCTTCTGTATTTTGGATTGGAACTTCTCCAACTGTTTTTGGTTATAAAATGCACAACAACATTTTGGCTAAAGAACCAAAAGGCGCTACCAAACTAATTGACTCTTATATTTTCGATTATAACTTGGATGGAGTGCTACACGAGTGTCCTTACGTGAATGTAAACGAGATGTTCGATGCAAACGTAATAAATAAAATCTAATGGAACAAACTATATTTTATCAATCCTCAATGCCAAGAGCTGGAAGTACGCTACTACAAAACTTAATGGGACAGAACCCACAGTTTCATGTAACTCCAACTTCTGGTATGATAGACTTAATGTTGGGAGCAAGAATTGGATATAATGGAAATCAAGAAGCAAAAGCTGGAGACAAAGATATGTGGAGAGAAGGCTTCTACGCATTTTGTAGAGAGGGATTAAAAGGTTATATCAAGAACCTTACTGACAAACCTTACATATTAGATAAGAATAGAAATTGGGCCGCTTCTTACCCTTTATTAGTGAACATATATCCTGATCCTAAAATACTATTCTTAGTTAGAGACTTAAGGGACATATTCGCATCGATGGAAAAAAAGTTTAGAGCAAACCCTGACATAGAAGATGGAACTGTGAATAATATGGATTTAACTGGATTAACTACTCATCAAAGAGTGGAGAAGTGGGCCGGTTCCCATCCAATAGGTCATGCTCTACCAAAGTTGCACCAATCAATGTTGGATAAAACGGCCAACAACTTCTTATTCTTAAGATACGAAGATCTATGTGCCAACCCTGTTTCCACAATGAAGGACATTTATAAGTACTTAGATCTCCCTTATTACCAGCATGACTTTGATCACATTCCGCAGATAACAGTAGAAGATGATACGGTTCACGGAATATACGGCGACCATACGATCAGAAACACACTGGGAGCACTACCAAACGATTCAAAGGAAGTATTAGGAGATTATACATATCAGTGGATATACGATAACTTTAGATGGTATTTTGACACATTCAATTACAAAAAATGATAATAGTTTTATTTGGGCAGCCTTGTAGTGGAAAATCTACGATAGCGAAAGAACTCGGCATTCATAACATAGACGGAGATAGACTTAGAGACTTATTTGCTAACAAAGATTACAGTAGAGAAGGCAGAATGAGGAATTTAAACAGGGCCAGTGATATTGTGCACTACTTAAACAGTACTTGGATAGAAGACGCAAAAATAGTTCTGTCTCTAGTATACCCCTATAAAGAAGCAAGAGACTATTTAAACAGTTTAACGCAAGACATTAAATGGATCTATTTGACTTACGAAGGCAAGAGAGGAAGAGAAAATTTCCACGTAGAAGATTTTCAACAACCAAATGAAGAAAAAGTATTACATTTAAACACTTCAACTTTATCAGTAGAAGAATGCGTTAATAGAATAAAAAAATACATCAATGAGTAGAAAGTATGCAATGTACATCGGAAGATGGCAGAACTGGCACAAAGGTCATGAGTGGTTAATTAATCAACAGCTTAACCAAGGCAAAGACGTATGGGTTGCAATTAGAGACGTTCCTGAAGACGAGAACAATCCTAAATCTGCGTATAAAGTAATGATCGATTTAATGAACGAACCATTTTTTATCGAAAACATAGACAAGATCCTAGTATCAATCATACCAGATATTGAGTCTGTAAATTATGGCAGAGGAGTTGGCTACGAAGTAATATATCACGAACCACCAACAGAGGTAGCGGAAATTAGCGGAACTAAAATTAGAAAAGGAATTATAGACAATGAAGGTAGAGCGCAAGAGACACATAGCTAAAACAATAAGCTATAGAGCAATAAGCACATTGGTTGGGTTTGCAATTATGTGGACAATAACCGGTAGTCTTAAAGTAGGCGCAGCTTTTGGAATCGCTGAACTAGTGTACAAGCCAATACAGTATTATATCCACGAAAGAGTTTGGTACAAATGGATCAAATACGGATTAAAAAAGTAAAAAGTGCTTTCTCAAAAAAGCATATATTTATATATACAAACAAAAATTAAAACCTTATGTTATTCGGAATCATCGTCGTATTAGTAGCAGTAGCAGTTGCTATCCTATTAAACAAAGCAAAACTAATTAAATTAGTAAATCAAGTTGAAGAAGCTGTAGCTCCAGCAATCGAAGAAGTTAAAGAAGTGGTAGAAAAAGCCGCTGAAGTAGCTCCTAAAAACGAAATCATTGCTGAAGTTAAAGAAGTGGCTAAAGAAGTTAAAACTAAAAAGCCTGCTACAAAGAAAACAGCTCCTAAGAAGGCAGCTGTAAAAAAGTCTAAATAATATTAAATATTAATGAATGAGCCCGCCACCAGCGGGCCATTTTTATTACATATTTATAGCAAATCAAGTTATGGCAAATCAAATTACGCCCGAAGAGTTACAGCAAATAAATCTCATTAAAAACGACGCTTTAGAAGTGGCTTCCGCCCTTGGAGAATTAGAATACCAGAAAATGGCAATCGAATTGGACCAAGAGCAATTGAAAGTAGAAATTAAGAGAATTAAGCAAAAAGAAAAAGAAGTCTTCGAAGAAATCAGATCCAAATATGGCAACGTCTCCATAAACATAGAAACAGGAGAGATCAGCTAAAGTGTTTTGAACTAAGTATTGATATTTATTACTAGAAAAAAACGACATAAATGGCCGAAACACTTATTAGCCCAGGAGTATTCTTATCAGAAAACGACCTTTCGCAAATTACCCAAGGACCAGTACAAGCAGGCGCTGCATTATTAGGGCCAACAGTTACTGGACCAGTCAACATACCAACGTTAGTCACAACTTACTCTCAATATAAAGCCACATTCGGAGCAGGATTTGTTTCTGGAGGTGCTACTTACGAGTACTTAACTAGCATGGCAGCTTTGAACTATTTTGAGCAAGGCGGAAATTCTTTGTTAATTACAAGAGTCGCTTCAGGATCTTTCACACCCGCTACGGCAAGTGTTCTTGCTTCTGGGTCTCAAGTCGCTTTCGTTCTAGAAACTCTATCTTCAGGAGAAGTAATGAATAATAACAGCTCATCTTTGTCAGGTAGCGTAATATCAGGTAGCGGATCTCTACCTTCAGGATCTTCTGCTAACATTCGTTGGGAAGTTACATCAGTAGATACAGGATCTGGTATATTCAATATGATTATCAGACGCGGTGATGACTATCAAAATAACAAATCTGTTCTTGAAACATGGAACGGTTTATCTTTAGACCCAAATCAATCAAACTATATTGCTTACGTTATTGGCGACCAAGCTTACACAGTAGCAACAGACGATTTGTCAAACGCTTATTTACAAACTACAGGTTCTTATCAAAACAAGAGCATGTACGTTAGAGTTAAGTCTGTTAATTTACCCACACCAGGATATTTTAACTCTAACGGACAAGTTCAATCTCAATACACTAGTTCTATGCCTTTGGTAGGATCAGGTTCTAACAACGGCTCTTTTGGAAGCGCAACAGGTAAATCTATAGCTAGCTTAACTGGATCTAACTTCTTCGAAAACATTCCAAACGCAGCAAATAACCCAGCTCAACCAAGTACTAATATACAAGGTTTGAACGCAGGAGACTATAATACGGCTATCAATTTATTGGGAAATCAAGACGCTTACCAATTTAACGTTATTTATGCCCCAGGTTTAACCAACGTTAACGCGCCTAGTCAAGTTAATAGCATTGTTAATACAGCTCAAACTCGTGGAGACTCTATCGCAGTAGTTGATATGGTTGGTTACGGTCAATCTATTCCTACAGTTTTAAATCAAGCAGCTGGATTCGATAACTCTTACGCAGCTACTTATTGGCCATGGGTACAAATTAGATCTCGTGAAACTGGTAAAGTTAACTTCGTTCCTGCTTCTACATTAGTACCAGCAATCTACGAATACAACGATAAAGTTTCTGCAGAGTGGTTCGCACCAGCCGGTTTGAATAGAGGCGCAATGACAACAGTGTTACAACCAGAAAGAAGATTAAGTTCTAACGATAGAGACAGAATATATCAAGGATCAGTTAACCCTATCGCTACATTCCCTGGAGTTGGTACAGTTATCTATGGTCAAAAGACTTTACAAAAGAAAGCATCAGCTTTAGACAGAGTTAACGTTAGAAGATTGTTGATTGCTCTAAAATCTTATATCGGCCAAATCGGTCAAAACATCATATTCGAACCAAATACTCAAGTAACTCGTAATAAATTCTTAAGTCAAGTTAACCCTTACTTAGAGTCAGTTCAACAAAGACAAGGTTTATATGCATTCCAAGTAGTAATGGACGATAGCAATAACACTCCTGACGTAATCGATAGAAATCAATTAGTTGGATCTATCTACTTACAACCAACTAAAACTGCTGAGTTTATTCAATTAGATTTCAACATCTTACCTACAGGAGCAACATTTGGTCAATAATAACAAACACAACAGAAAATGAACGATAATACAATTATTAGAATTAAAGTACCAGCACATTTATACGAGAGTGTAAAAGCTAAATTAATGATCAAAGAAGAAACTTCTGAACTCCAAAAATTGGAAGAAGCAAAAGCTAAGATCGAAAAAATGATTTCTGAAGCTAAGAAAGTGGATCCTAAAAAAGCTGCTGAAGATAAAAAGAAAGCTGACGAGAAGAAAAAGAAAGAAGCTGAAGCTAAGAAGGTTGCTGACAAAAAAGCTGCTGACAAGAAGAAAGCAGACATAAAGAAAAAATAAGTTATAGTCATATTTATACAAGAATAACTAAATTAGAATATTATGCCAGTGTTGGATCCCAATGAAATTATGTTTACGTCGTTCGAACCTACAGTATCGAATAGATTTGTAATGTACATAGACGGCATTCCTTCATACATGATCAAAAAAGCAGACGCTCCTGGCGTTACTTTAAACGAGATCAAAATTGACCACATCAACGTTTACCGTAAGTTAAAAGGTAAAGCTGAGTGGAGAGACATGAGTTTGTCATTGTACAATCCAATTTCTCCATCAGGTCAACAAGCTGTAATGGAATGGGTACGTTTACACCACGAATCAGTAACAGGTAGAGACGGTTACTCAGACTTCTATAAGAAGGATTTGAGTTTGAACATTATTGGTCCAGTTGGTGATATCGTATCAGAGTGGATTATCAAAGGCGCTTTCATCAAAGAAGCAACTTTCGGTACCTACGATTGGTCTACAACTGATCCTACAGAGTTAACAATCTCAATTGGAATGGATTACTGCATATTGAACTACTAATCCTAGAAAAACATACAATATTAGAAAGGCCGCATATCACTGCGGTCTTTTTTTGTTCTCGGAAACTTGTTTAATTTATATTTATATATAAAATATACAGTTTATGGCAGAAAAGTTTACGGTTCCTACCGAAATGATCGACCTTCCTTCTAAAGGTCTTGTTTACTCAAAAGAAAATCCACTATCAGCAGGTCAAGTAGAAATGAAATACATGACGGCTAGAGAAGAGGACATATTAACCAATGTGAATCTGTTACGTCAGGGCTTAGCTATCGAAAAGATGCTTAAGTCACTCATTAAGACAGAAGTAAAGTACGAGGATCTAACCCTAGGAGACAGGAATGCGCTTTTGGTTGCAGCTCGTATCTTAGCTTACGGTAAAGACTACAATTTGAAGTATTTGAATCCTAATACGGGACAAGAAGAAGTAATTGTTGTTGATTTACAAAAGTTGGGATACAAAAATGTTGACCTATCTTTATTCAGTAATAACAACGAAGTCTCTTACGAATTGCCTTTCACAAAGAATACAGTGACTTTTAAGATTCTTACTATCGAAGACGACAAGAAAATCGACGAAGAAGCAAAAGGTATCAAAAAAGCGCTAGGTCAAGACGCTGGAATCAGTTTAAGATTGAAGTATCAGTTGACCTCTATCAACGGAGACAGATCAACAAAGACAATTAGAGACTTCATCGATTCAGGTGCTTTACTATCAAGAGATTCTAATCCTTTGAGACAGTTCGTATCTTCTGTTACTCCTGATATTGAAATGAAAACTACCGTTAGTTTAGCCGACGGTACTGAAACGGAAATCGACGTACCGATGACTGCGGAGTTCTTTTTTCCCGGGAGCGGAATATAGACACACATTTATGACCGAAGTCTTCGAACTTACCTATCACGGTGGCGGAGGCTTTACCTATTCCGAGGTATGGAACATGGATGTGAATAAGAGGCGATTCAACCTTAAAAAGATCAACGAGTACATTCAAAAGGTAGAAGAGCTAAAGGACGACCAGAATAAAAAGATCACAGAAAAGACAGATCCTAACAAAATCAACGTCCCAGAGTTCGCCAGATCAAAGAGCGAAGAGCCAACCTTTGTTTCCAAAGTAAAATCTAAGTCTTAATATTTATTTGTAGACAATAACTGTACATGGCTAACGAAAACAAAAATACTGGCCCTCAAAATATAGATCCAAAGCAATTTGCTGCGGGTTTAAAAACGCTATTAGAAGATCAAGGAGATTACAACAATCTACTAAAAGACGCAATTAGAGAATTAAGCCAAATGGATAAAGCTTACAATAAAATTGAGGCTAGGTTGGCTACGTTAAACAGCGATTCAATAAATGTAAAACAAGTTAATAGGGATCTTTTACTTCTTAAACAAAAGGAGTATATCGAGGACAAAAAACTACAAGATTTACAAAAAAGCTATTCGAATACAACTAAAGATATATTAGTAGAAGCAAAAAGAAAAACCGAGCAATCTGCAAAAAATGCGGCAATTCTTGGTCAGACTATAGATTACGAAGCGAAAATGATGGAGTACATCGCAAAATCTGGTGATTTGGAAGCAGCAGCGTTGTACACTCAAGAGAAAAAATTAGAAATAGCTGGAAAGCAAGTAGAAGCAGGCGAAGCAATACTAAAAAATGAAAAAGCAGTTAACAATCAACTCGGTATTTCAGGAAACTTAGTAAAAGCATTTGCTACCAAAATAGGATTGGGAGAAGAGGCTTATTCTGCCATGTCTTTAAAAGCTAGAAAATTAAAACAAGAGCAAGAAGGCTTAAATAAAACGGCAAAAGTATTTTCTACAGTTTTAGGATTTTGGAAAGTTGCTGGAGCTGGCGCCGGCGCAGTCATTAAATCTGGGTTTTCAAGTTTATTAGATCCAGCCATCGCGTTACCAGTTATAGGTGGTTTAGTAAAAGGCTTTTCTCAATTAGTAGAATTTGCTTTACAAGGTCAAGACAGAACTACCAAATTCGGTCGTAATTTGGGCATGTCTTACGACAACGCTCTTAAAGTAAGAAACGAATTTTCAAAAATTGCATTTCAATCGGACAGCATATTAATTAATTCTGAGAAGTTGATGCAGTCTCAAGAAGAATTAACTGGAATTCTTGGAACAAATAATATTCTTAGCTCACAACTGTTATCTACAAATATTCAGTTAAAAGATATAGCAGGCTTAGAAGCTGAAACAAGAGGAGAACTTGCACAATCTAGCATCATTACTGGAAAATCAATGGAAGCCACTACAAAATCTGTATTGGCTCAAGTGGTTGGACTGCAAAAAGCAACAGGCATCGGATTTAATTTCCAAAAAATACTTAAAGAAGCTTCCAGTTTAGGAGGCTATTTAGGATTATCTTTTGCAAAGTATCCAGACAAACTTACGAAGTCTTTAGTTACTGTTAAAGCAATGGGTCTAGAATTAAAACAACTAGATTCAATGGCGGATTCTTTTTTGGACTTTGAGTCTAGCATATCAAATGAATTCGAAGCTCAATTACTTACCGGTAAAAATATAAACCTATCGAAAGCTAGAGAGCTCTTCTTAAACAACGAATTGGCTGAAGCTGCTCAAGAAATTACCAGTCAAGTTGGTAGTGCTGACGAATTCTTAAAGATGAATCGTATCAGTGCAGAATCTTTGGCAAAATCTTTTGGAATGAGTAGGGATCAACTAGGAGAGATGCTAAAGAGACAAGAGCTATTATCAAGAATTGGCGCTAAAGATACGGATAATGCTCAAAAACAATTAGAGATAGGTCTTAAGAGATTTGGTAATCAGAAAGCTTTAGCAGCAGCAGTTGGAGAAGAGGCTTACAGCTCTATGTTAAATGCATCTTCTCAAGAAAAGATTGCAGCTTTCATGGATAAAATAAAACAATCCATAGCTGACTTCGTTACAAATTCTCCTCTGATTCCAATGATCGAAAGAGCTATGGATTTTTTGAGCAAACCAAGCAATATACAAAAGATAATGTCTTACGTTCAATCAGCGTTCGCTTTAATATTCGATATAGTTGGAAAAACTGCAGCTGCAGTAATGAGAATAGGAAACTTCTTTGGTGCAGGAATTAATCAAGATCTAATCGATATCGCAGCTTCAGGTGGAGACTCAATACGAGCAATGAATTTAGCCGGTCCAGTATCAAATATTGGAGACAACATGGCGAAATCACAATCAAGATCTAATATGTCAACTCCAAGCAATCAAATGAGCACAGGAAATCAAAGAGATCGTGGAGGAGACACTTATGTGTCTGTATATGTAGATCCAATAACAGGAAATAAAGTTGTGAAGACAGTATCAAATGATCCAGGAAATAAAATAGATTATTCACCAGTAGCTAATTCACAATAATGCCATTCTTAGTAGAATTAAAAACAAACTTAAAGTCTTTAAAATACGGAAGCGATCGTCCAGGCGGTGGTTGGTCAGGTCAGCCTTACGTTCAATTTCCAATAGAAGACAACACTACTCCTTCAACGATAGCAGAATTCTACACAAAAAATAGAACCAATTTAGATTACCCAGCAAGAGGAGGCGGAGTTACTTATCAAGTTGGTACGCAAACTTACACGTTAGCAAGTCAGATAGACAAATCAAGAATAAAAAAATTCTTCGAAGACAAACCAAGGGGCGCTGCATTTATACAAAAGCAAATCGGTCTTCAACTATCCAATCCAAAAATAGAGACCGGGAACACTTTAGCCGGTGTTACTCAAGGCGCTCCATTATCAGGTCTTTTGGAAAATACAAGAGTTTACAATAACGGTAAAAATACATTAGAACAAGTCGGAGTACAAGGAACTGGCGCGCATTTGACCAGACACGGTACGATGCCGTTTAATATATTAGAAAAAAATTACGCTGCTATTGTAGGAGCTCAAAATAAATTTAACGACGCTTCTCAAAACAGGCTGTTAATTTTACAGAGACTTAAAATGACAAAGTCTCCAACTCAGTTTAACAATCCTGCGAACGTTCTTGATATTAATACGGTCAATAACTTAGGCATCTCTTTAAATAAGAATTTACTATTTCAATATTTGGGAGGTCCTGGTTCTACTTACGGTATAGGTTCTACAACTATTAAAAGATCCGACGATACTACAAAAGTATTCGCGCAGAATACAATGACTTACGATCAATTGATGAGTCAAAACAAAACGAGTATTGCACCATCTGACATACAAGATTTCAGAAGCAAGGTAGATTATTCTAATTCCATGCCTTGGGATTATAAAAAAAGTAGTTTAGAATGGAGATTGAATACCGGGAATCCTGGAAGCAATCAAAAGCCCGCAGACTACACAATAACTGTAGATACCGGAATAGATAAATTAAACGCATTGCCTGCATTTATTTTTGAAGACAGCGTTGATCCATGGGCAGCAAAAGGAAAAGACACAAACGATCTTATTAAGTTTGCATTCGAAGCCATTTCAAACGACAATGTTGGGTACTCTAACGCAATACTATTTAGAGCATTTTTAACTTCGATGTCAGATAACAATTCTGCAGAGTTAAGTGCTTTCAAATATATGGGTCGCGGTGAAACCTTTAGAACTTATCAAGGATTCGATAGATCAATTTCTTTTGGTTTTAAAATAGCAGCTCAATCAAGAGCAGAATTAAAACCTTTATACACGAAACTAAATCAACTAATAAGTCAAGTATACCCAGACTATTCGCCTAGCACAAATTTTATGAGAGCTCCAGTAATTAGATTGACCATTGGAGATTACATATACAGAATGCCAGGATTTTTGGAAAGTGTAAACGTAACTGTAGACGGAACTAACTCTTGGGAGATTAATCTAGAAGAGTCAAGCGACGTTGCTCAATTACCTCACTCTTTGGATGTGACTGTATCTTTTA